CTATACCCTCGACACCGCCCGCTGGTTCAGCCTGATGAGCCAAGCCCGCGCCGTCATCAAAGACTTGCCCGGCGAAACAGGAACAGCCTCCAAAGCCGTCTCCCTCTACCGCAACCCCGACGGCAGCCTTGGCTCATTCGCCAGCGATGTCAACCGAGGCGACTACGCACACAACATCCAGCCCGAGGCCCAAATCCTTGCCGCCTACAACCCTGACTACTTCCAAACCATCCTGCGCGTAGCCCGCAACCTTGGCAACGAGCAGATCGAGCTACGCATTCAGGACGACATCTCGCCCGCCACCCTCCGAGCAGGCAACGCCCTGTTTGTGCTCATGCCTATGCGGCTGAATGCGGACACCGCCCCGAAGGCTACCAAGCCAGCAACTCCACCGCCACCAACGCAAGCCGAGCCTGAAACGCCACGCCCCCGGATAGTCGGCCCTCACGCCATCACCATGAATGATGTCAGTGATGCGTACAAACTCACGGACACCGAGATTGATACCGCCGCCGCCCCCGTGGTGGACGCCCTAAAAGCACTGGCAACAGACATCACGCGACTGGACAAGGCGGGCTTTCCCATCCGGGGCGGTTCAGTTTACACCGAAGCTATCAGCGGCAGCAAGTTCACCCCAGCGCAGTTGGCGGCAGCCCGCATCTATGCGCAGAGGAATAATGCGTCTAGCGCCATCGTGGATGCCATCGAATCAGCTCAAGGCGATTGGGCCGCCCGCCAGGCCCCGCCCGTCACGGCAGAGGCCAGCCCGGCAGCCGAGCCGCCCGCCCAGCCGGGCCAGACCAGAGAAGAGGTAGCCGAGGCCGCCCGCGCCTTTGCCGCCCAAGATCCGTCCATTCCGCCGCCAGCCCCAGACGACCTGGAAACCCTGCAAGCCTTGCGTGATCGTGCAAACCACAAGCCCTACAAACCAGACAAGCTAACGCCCGCCCGCTTAGCCGTGGGCATCCGTGCAGGATGGGTGACAAAAACCAAAGAGGCCAAACTCACAGAAAAAGGAAGCTCCCAGCTATCTGAATGGCAACAGCAACAAAGCGCCCATGACGGCGCTTTAGGAGCCTTGTCTGATAAGTTGGTGGATGAGGCCGTTTCCAAATGGGACCGCGAGAACGACCCTACATCATGGGAGGCCATCAACGCCGCCAAACAGGCTGCCGCCCAGCCGGGCCAAGAGGCGGCCCCGCCTGCCGAGCCTGCCAGTATCGGCCAGGAGAACGTCAACGCCAAACACTCCCGCGAGTGGTCCGAAGTCAGCACAGAGGGCACGATGAGTAACCCGCGTGGCACTCTGCGAGCCGCCGCCATCAAGTCCAAGACGCCTAGCGCCCCGTGGTATTACCAAGGCGATATTCGCCAACTTGCGTTTGAACAAAAGGCCATTGTTGGCGGGCAGTCCGCAGCCACCCCAGAAGGCGCTCAAACTCTCAAAGAGTACTCCGCCGCAGTCAAAGATGGGTGGAGCTATACTAACGTCAAAGCAGGCAGCTACGGCACGGTCTATGTGTTCCGCAAAGGCGACATGGTGCTTACCAATGCCGGAGCCGCTGCTTTGACAGATAGCACGATGAAACGCCCCGAGGATGTGCCAGAAGGGCGTGGAGGTAGTGAGTCGAATATGACCACTCGGTTAGCGCAATACTCCGCCCGATTTGTGGAGTGGCTACAAACATTGCCGGAATCGACTCTTAATTCGCCTGTTGCCCTTTCTACCAAGATCAGGAATGACGTGCTGTTTAAATGGGTTCGCATTCGTGAACCAGACCAAAAGCCTTTGGAATGGAGGCTGACTTACCTCAAAGAAGACGGCAAGGCAGATGTGCAATTCTTCGCGCCATCTTTGGATGAATTGATGAAGAAAGCCATCAACTTCGCTGTTATTGAGCGCGACATGCCATTCCTAGAGCGTGATCGAGGCTACGGCTATCCAGAGTTCAAAGACGCTGCCACCGTCTCCGAAGCCCTCGCCGCCAATGGCTTTGCCAAGCCCAGCCAGCCTGCCCAAGCGCCAGCCCCCGAAGGGCAGGGCGGGCAGGTGCAGCCCATCACCGGCTTTGACAGCGCCCGCGCCTTCATTGCCCAGCTCCGCAAGGGCGAAGTGACCGCCGAGCAGGTCCGCACGGCATGGGCACAGCTCAAGGCCCAGCGCCCCGCCATCTTGGCCGACCTCAACAAGATGAAGGTGGACGAGCTTTTGCCCATGGCTGGCATGAGCGCCCGCAAGTCAGACGGCAAGGCATCCATTGCAGACAGCGTGCTGAGCACACTGGACCTCTACTTTAACCCCGACGATTCCATTTCCTACTCCTACGGTGGCGACTTCCAGACAAACAAGGACAACGCGATGGATGAGAAGGTAGCCAAGTGGACTGACGAAATGATTGTGGAGCAAGCCAAGGCCCGCCGTGAGGCCGCCGAGGCCAGCAAGGCAGCCAAAGAGAAGGCACTCACCAACCCCGAAACAGCCGATGAATGGGACCGCTTTGTGTGGAGCACAGGACGCAAAGCCATGAGCGCGGAAGAGGTGAAGGAAGTTTTGAAGCTAAAAAGCTCACAGGCGAGAAACGAGGCCGTCCGCAAAAAGGGCGAGTCCATCCTCACCCCCGAGCAGCTAGCCGCCTACGACGCCGTGCGCGGCATTGACCGCAAGGCACAGGAGCAGGCCCGCACAGAGGCCAAGAGCCGCGTGTATGGCGTGAACACAGGCGTAGAGGCCGACATCATCGAAACAAAGCACACGCAGAAAGGCCACGACCTCTTTGTGGTGAAGCTCTCCGAGCGCGTGGAGCGCCCCGTTTACGACAACCTCAACGCCGCCTCCAAGAAACTCGGCGGCTACTACTCGTCCTATTCCCAGGGCGGAGCCGTGCCCGGCTTCCAGTTCACCAGCCGAGCCGCCGCCGAAAACTTCATTGCCGTCTCCAAAGGCGAGACAGTGGACCAAAAAGAGCAGATTCAGGAGCGCCAAGAGGCCAAGAAGTCCGCCACCGCCAGCCGCCTTACAGCCGTGGCTGATGCCCTAGACGCCAAAGCCGACGGCATCTTGAACGCCGACCGCAAGACCAACACCGCCAAGCGTGCCCGCGAGGCCGCCGGGCAGGAGGCTACGGCTAGAGGCATGAAGGCAATGGCGGCTACAATGCGCAACCTTGCCGCCGCCATGGAATCAGGCGAGGCTACGCACCTAGACGGCGTGCGGATGGGAACGCATGTGGAGACACTGGACGGCATGGCGCGTGGTGCCATGTCTTATTGGATTCGCGACCGCAAGATGGGCATGATGGAGCGCGAGAAAACCGAGGCAGGCGGGCCGACGGCGGAAATGATGGACGCCACCCGCATCCCTTACCCCTACCTCGACAAGAGCACGCTCATGGACCTAGTGGCGAAAGGCCGCGAGACGCCGGGCGCTAAACTACTAGCCGAGCGCGTGGCGAAGATCCGCATGAACGAGAACGAAGGGCAGGCCGTAACCCTGCGCACAGACTCCGAACTGGACGACGTGAAGGAACTCGCCCAAAAAGTCACCGAGCGCGGCAAGCCCGTCTGGGACACGATCAAGTGGAAGTACGAGACATACGACCGCCTCAAGGCCATGGGCCTGACCAACCTGCCCAGCCTGCGGGCAGCCCTGCGCGAGTTCCTGCAATACCGAGGCCAAGCCGCCAAAGAAGACCCCATCAAAAAGATGGAGCGCGAGCTAGTTGGCATGAAGCTACCCGGCTTCTTCCCCACCCCCCGCGCCGTCATTGACGAGATGGTGGGCATAGCAGGCATTGAGCCCGGCATGAAGGTACTGGAGCCAAGCGCAGGCAAGGGCGACATTGCCGAGGCAATGCAGGAGGCTGGAGCGGAGGTGGACGCTATCGAGCTTTCCAGCCGCCTCCGCGACATCCTCACCGCTAAAGGCGTGAACGTCATCGACAACGACTTTACCGGCGTAGAGCCAGAGCCGAAATATGACGCCGTGGTGATGAACCCACCCTTTGAAAACGGCCAAGACATCGAGCACGTTGAGCACGCCTACAAGTTCCTCAAGCCGGGCGGCAAGCTAGTCGCCATCATGTCCGCCGGGCCATTCTACCGCCAAGACAAGCAGGCCACTGCCTTCCGCGAGTGGCTGGACAGCGTAGGCGGCAGCCATGAGGCCATGCCCGAGGGCAGCTTCGCAGGCTCCGACGCCTTCCGCCAGACAGGCGTGCGTACCGAGATGGTGACAATCACCAAGCCAGCCGACGAAGGCCAGCCAGCCGGGCTTGGCCTGCCGCCAGCCGGGCAGGCCGTCACGCCCGCCCAGGACGCCGAGTACTTGGCCGCCGTGGCCGCCGGGGACTTGGCGAAGGCTCAGGCCATGGTGGATGAGGCGGCGCGGAAGGCTGGGTATGACAACCCCAAAGTCTTCCGAGCCGAAACGGATGATTTTGATCGCTACGACATGACGATCAAAAAGCGCGGACAAAGCGAGGAAGGAGTGATTTTTTGGACTACCAATGAACTTGTCGCTGACTCCTACATGCAGGACGCAAAGCGGAAAGTATCAGCCTACCTAAAATATAATGACCCGATGGTTTTTGACGCTGGCGGATCTGTGAAAGATAGATCCTTCAGTAAGTGGGTCGGTTGGGCGCAAGAAGACGGGAACGATGCAATCGTCATTCGTAACGTCATTGACCCGCTGCGCTTGCCTTGGGACAAGGGAAACACTGGAAACGAGTTGAAGGGAACTCTTGTCGGGGTGTTCACTCCATCCCAGATCAAATCCGCCGACCCCGTAACCCGCGACGAGTCCGGCGAAGTAATCCCGCTCTCCGAACGCTTTAACCAGCAGAGCAACAGCATCCTCCGCAACCCGCCCGCCCCAGAAGGCGGCCCGGCAGCCAGCCAAGAGGCCAGCCAGCCCGAGGCCGACGAAGAGGCCGACCCAGACTTGGCTGCCTTCATGGCCGAGCAGCAACGCCTAGCCGAGGAAGAGGCAGCCGCCAGGGAGGCGCTACGCAACGATCCCGACGCCATCGACGCCATGCAGGCAAGTGGCAAGATGTCGGGCCGCAACCTGTCCAAACAGTTTGAGTATCCCGAAGCCCGCGCCGTGTATCAGGCTTTGACCGCCGCCCGTGACGAGCTAGGCGGCCCGGAAACCGTGCAACTCGACAAGCTCCGCAAGTGGGCAAAGGAAACCTTCGAGAGCGACCCCGAGAAGTACGTACAGTGGGCCGCCGACATGGCCGAAGAAAGCAAGCTCCTCGACGTGGACGAGCAGGCCGTTCTCGGGCAGACGTTCCAATTCCTCACTCGCGAAGCCCGCCTTACCGGCGATAAGAACATCCGCGCCCTCCTCAACAAGGTAGGCAACTACTACCTCGACACCGGCACCCGCCTAGCCCAGGCTATGAGCGCCCGCCGAGATCCGCTGGAAAGCCCACAGGAACGCTGGACCAAGGCGCTCGACATCGTGTTTGGCCCAAGCGAGGCCGTCCGCCGCAAGCTCCGCATCCTGCCCACCCAGGCAGGCAAGGCCCGCCGCATCGCCAGCCTAGAGGCCCAACTCGCCGAAGTCCAAGGTAGCCGCCGCGCCGACATAGAGGCAGCCTTGAAGACCGCCCGCGCCCAAGAGACACAAGAGGAACTGCTAGCGAAAGATGACGCCGAAAGCGAGAAGATCAAAAAGGCCGTGCTCAAGAACATGGGCGTCACCGAAGACGACCTCATGCTCTCAGGCACCGACCGCGTGGCCCTCCAATCCGCCATCCTGGACCTCCCCGCCGTCAAAGAAGGCCTCGACGCCTACAAAGGCAAAGACAACGACGGCTACAACATCATGCGCCTAGCCTTCCGAGGCTTCTCCGACGAGCACATTGCCAACGCCCTCAACCTCAACCAAGACGACGTAGGCAAGTTCATCCACGACGCCACCGCCGCCATCATCCGCCCCGCCGTGGCCGCCCAGGTCAAGGCAGGCACCGGCTTTGGCGGCCTCATCAAGGCTGGCTTTGCCCGGCTCAAGAAGGCTGTGGGGCTGGGGCTGCCGCCAAGGCAGGCAGGGCAGGCGGCCTTGGATAAGGAATACATGGACGCCGTGGAGGCTGGGGATATGGAGAAAGCCCAGCGCATGGTGGACGAGGCGGCTAGCAGAGCGGCATACGGAGAAACTGTATTCCACGGGACGGCAGCCAAAGAAGCCTTTACGGTGTTTAAGGACTATTTACCTAACTTCTTCACAACTAGCGAAGAGTACGCAACTGGATATACCGGAAAGGGCGGAGGAAAAGGTAGAGTTTTGAAATTGTTTTTTAAATCAAGCAAGCCTCTTGATACACGCACGCCGTCAGGCAGGAAGGTCTTCAATGAGGAGTTTTTGCCATGGGTGCGCGCAAAAGGCTGGCAAAAAGATCGTTTCGGAGAAGGTGCCGAACTACCGGAAAACGAGCTTGTCGATTTCACTAAGGCGGATCTTCTATTTCCATTCCTCAAGCACCTCCAAAGAAGCGGAGATACACGATTCGACAGCTACCTTGTAGACGAGCGTTTTGGAGACTACCCGCCTTCTTTCGTCCCGATTAACCCATCCCAGATCAAATCCGCCGACCCCGTAACCCGCGACGAGTCCGGTCAAGTCATCCCGCTTTCGGAACGCTTCAACCCCGCCAGCGACTCCATTCTACGCCTGCCGCCCAAGCCCATCGAAGCCCAGCCCGCCCTACTAGGCGGCAAGCGCCAGACCGTGGCAGACGTGACCTCCGAGGTAAACCGCGTCATGGCCTACGCCCTGCAATCGGCCAAGGCCCGCAACTCCGGCAAGCTCATGTCCAAGGTGGTTATGACGCCCAGCGGCCAGCGCGTGCGCGTGTTCGTGCCTTTCGACCCCGACGATATGGCGAACTACTACGCCTTCGCCCGCGAATACACCGCCGCCAAGGCCAGCGCCTTCGACAAGGTTTATGAATACTGGATTAACTGGCCCCTCCTATCTGGCCCCCAGACCCAGGTGGCGAACATCACTGGTAACGCCGCACAAGTCGCCTGGCACTACACCGGCCAGCGCCTAGCCGAGGCCACGCTGAACCTTGCCTACCAAGACCCGAACGCGCCCCAGTTCCGCGAGTTCAAGCACATCTTAAAAGGATTCTGGCTGGGCATCGGCCCAGCCTTCGAGATGGCCCGCCAAACCTTCCTCACCGAAGGCGACACCATCCGCCACAAGTACCTCGGCCAACCGCTCGAAATCGACGTTGTGGATGGCGACCTTGACAAAGTGGGCAACATCCGCGCCAGCGTAGGCGGGCAGGCAGGCCGAATCAGCCGCCTGCCGGGCCGTGTGCTCCGCTTCACAGACGCCTTTTTCAAGACCGCCATCATGTACGCCGAGGCCTCCGCCGTGGCCTACCGCCGGGCGCATGTGGAGGCCAAGCGCCAGGGCCTGAAAGGGCAGGCACGGGCCGCCTTCATCGACACCGAGATTGCCAACACGTTGAACGACACCTCCAGCGCCGTGTGGGGGGATGTGATGAAGACCGCCGAAGATTTGCTTTTCCAAGGCAACAACTCCGCGACCGAGTTCGTGGACACTGTCCTTGGAGGCTACAAGGGCATTAAAGACCTGGAAAAGCTACTAGCCGAAGCTGAGGCCAAAGGCGACTCTGATGCCGTGGCCGAACTGAACAAACGTATTCGTGCCCGCAAGTTCATTGGCAGCCTCATGCGCTGGATCTTCCCCTTCCAGCGCACCCCGACCAACATCGTCCGCACCGGCATCAAGAAGGCTGGCGGCTCGGCAATCAGCCTGTTATACGGCCTGACACGGGCAGGCTGGCTGGCAATGGGCAAGGATGGCGTGCCCATGATCAAATCCTACCCGAAGGCCATGCAAATCAAAGACGCCTCGGAGACGCTGTTGGCTGGCCTTGGCTGGCTGGCCTTGGCTTCGATGCTTGAGGGCGACGACAACGACGACGAAAAGCCTGTACTACTCGTCGGCACGCGCTCGCACTCACTCAAAGAACGGGCGGCAACCGATCAGTTCCTCCGCAAATACGGCGGGGAAAACTCCATTGTCTGGCAGGATGGCAAGGGCAAGGTGCTTGGCAGTTTACCCTTTGGCCGCTACGAGCCAGCCGCCACCACACTGACAACGTGGATCGACGCCTACCGAAACTATCAGGAGGTCAAACGCCTCAAATCGCAGGGCGAAAACGCCAGTTACTCCACCTACATGCTATCGAGCCTCGTCTCATCCATGGAGGATAAATCATTCCTGCAAGGCTTCGCCAACGCCATGCAGTTTGTCCGCGACGTGGAAGAGAAGCGCGAGAATCCCGACCAAAGCGCCGGGGTAAAGATGCTGATGAACAACGTCATCCCAAACCTCATCAAACAGCCACTCCGCAACATGGACGATGTGCTACGCGAGCGCACGACGGCAGGCCCAGGCTACGCCGCCCTGCCAAACCCCACGATTGCCCCCAAGTTGCCAGTCTTCGCCGCCCAGCCCAAAATCAGCACGACTGGCGAGCGCCTGCCCAAGGCCTTCACGCCGCCAGCCCGCCTGCTATTCCAGGCCAACACCAAAGTTACGCCCCAGCCAGATGCCCTCCTCTACCGCGCCAACCGCCTGCACCCAACCAAACGCTGGAGCCCGCAACCGCTCCAACGCGACGATTACACCGCCGATCCTCCCGGCAAAGCCAAGCCTGTGCCCATCACAGACCCAGCCAAGAAACGGCAGTTTGCCGAGCTGGCAGGCCGCCTTTACGCCGCCAATGCCGCCAAGGTGACAGCCAAGGCCATGCCAAGCGAGAAGGCCACGCCGGGCGAGAGCTTAATCAAGGCCTTCAAAAAGGCCCGTGAGGATGCCATGGCCGCCGCCAGGGCACAGGCCCACGCAATGGGCTTGCACAAAGCCACAGCCACGCCATAACTACACACAATATCGAATGCAGCGCCTCATCAACTCCCACCTCACTTTCGACAATGACGCCGCCGAGAACGCATTCGTTCAGTACGTCATCGCCGAAGTGGAGAACTGCCGCCAACTTATGGGCGTCCAGACCACCAGCCGAGACTACACCGTTGGCTCTCTCCTTTGGCGCTGGGACAACTACCAGCTAGCCTATGAGCAGGACTTCGAGCACCGTAAGGCCAACTGCCTGCTTTTCCGCGAGACAAATCTTTCGCTGAATCTGCCCATGACGCCCGTGAACCAGCACGGCGACAAGATGGACAACGATTTACTTTCTACGCCCGCCTTTTTTGGCCCAAATGCCGAGGGGGCCGAGGACGAAAACCCGGCGATTGAGATCCTGATGCAGCGCCTCAAGCACCGCGCCAAGCTCACGAAACTGAACGAGGTAGGCAAGAAGGCCAAGCAAGGCAGCCTCATCCGAGGCCAGGAGATCACGCGGGCTGGGCTGAGCGAAGCCTATTACATGAAGCCCGTCGTTACTCAAACTGTGACGCTAGACGGCAAAGTGATCAAAGATAGCCAAGGCCAGCCAGTTCTATCAACTGATAAATGGATTGCCGACCCGGCTTATCCAGACCGTCAAGTATTGGAGCGTGATCCGGCTATTTTTGTGCCTGTAGGGGCGGCCCTGCAAATTTCCAAGCCCAAGGTTGTGATGCAGCGCACCAGTAAGGAGCCGGGCGCAGAAACTAAGGTCATCCACTACGGCGACTTTTTCTGTCACATCAACGCCGAAAACCTCGACGTTTCACCGCTAAAAGGCCATGTCTTCGCCGCTAATCCAGGCGACTTGCTCATTGGCTACGCGCCCGAGACACGCGAGAAAAAGGCGTTTGACGACTACAACGACAAGGCCAAGACCGGCAACCTGACCGGCGGGGCCGATAACAACACCTACACCGTCCGCGCCAACCTGAACCGAGTTCGTGACGGCGAGAACGAAGCCTCCATGCGCCCAGCTACGGAAGATCCAAAACGCTTCCGCACCCGCGTTTATGTAGAGACATGGATTCGCTACGATGCCGACGGCGACGGCTATGCAGAACCTATTTACGTCCTCATTGACTGGGATGCTAAAATCCCGATTCACTACGAATACGCCACGATCATCTTGCCATGGTCCGACAAGGAGGCACCCCACCCCTACACCGACCACCGCATCTGGCCGAAACTGCACCGCTGGACAGGCCGAGGCTACTACGAGCTTCTGGACACTTGGCATGAAGTCTCCGACAAGATGCTGAACCGCATCGAGTTTGACGCCAATACCTCCGGCAACGTGCTCTTTGAGAATCCCCTAGCCACACAGCAGGGCATCGACGGCGGCGGCATCCAGTTCCGCAA